TAAACGCGCCAGCCGTGAACGTACCGTAACTTTTAGCAGACCCCTAATACTTGACGGCCGACGTATAAACAATGCCTACACACAAACCGTAGATTTTAAGGCCCGCCCCTATGCCCTATTAGTAGCTCAACAAAAGGACGCCGCCGCCGCCCTATGGGATCACGCCGGCATAAACGAAGGCAGCCAATTTGTCACAAACCTAATAACCGAAGGCGACGGCCCCAACCCTCGAGCCTCTCGATCGCTAACCCCGGGCGTAGTTGCCGTAATGCCAGCAGTAGAAAGCGAACTATCCAAAATAATTAGCCGCGTATCTGTCAAAATGAACGCAAACCTAAAGATAGAACACCGCTAATGGCCTTAAACATTCCAATTCTCTCGAGCCTCGATACTAAAGGTTTCGATAAAGCCGCCCGCGAATTTGCCAAGCTCGAGGGCGCGTCGGCCAAAACTGGCTACGCCCTTAAAAAAGCGTTTCTACCAGCAGCTGCCGCGCTAGGTGCTTTGGGTTTTGCCGCTGTTGGTGCCGCCAAAATGGCAAGCGACCTAAACGAAGAAACAAGCAAAAGCGCCGTAATCTTTGGCGACGCCTCAACGGCGATAATGGACTTTAGTAAAACCGCCGCAACCTCACTAGGGCAATCACAAACCGAAGCCCTAAAGGCCGCCGGCACGTTCGGCGTACTAGGCACAGCAGCCGGACTAACCGGCACAGACCTAGCCACAATGGCCACCAAATTTACAACCCTCGCAACAGATTTAGCGTCGTTCAACAACACAAGCCCCGAGGACGCAGTACTAGCGCTTGGCGCTGGCTTACGAGGCGAAGCCGAACCGTTACGCCGCTTTGGTATTTTGCTAGACGACGCCACACTACGCGCAAAGGCTTTAGAGCTTGGCCTAGTCAAATCAACGAAAGACGCACTAAACCCGCAAACTAAAAGCCTCGCCGCCCAAGCGCTCATACTTGAGCAAACTTCACTACAGCAAGGCGACTTTGCACGTACAGCAGACGGCGCAGCAAACAAACAACGCATTTTAACCGCGCAAATAAAAGACGCTAAAACCAACATAGGTAAAGGCTTTTTACCGGTCATGGCTATAGCTGTAGATCTACTTAGTAAATTTGCCGGTTTTGCCAAAGACAATGCGCCACTAATCGGCGCGGTAATTATCGTAGTGGGCGGCCTTGCGGCGGCAATTATTTTAGCCAATGGCGCAATGGTGGCATGGAACGCAATCGGGGTAGTGACGACCGGCATTAACTTAGCCTTAGCAACGTCATTTACAGCCGTACAAGTTGCAACCGTCGTAGGTATAGCTACAGCGATAGCCGGCGCGGGTATCTTGGCTGGCCTTGCCCTAAAGCTTAAAAGCTCAATACCAAAGACAGGCGATGCAGCTAAAGCCGCCGAAACAGCAGCCCAAGCTCAAAAGAACTACGAGGCAATGCTAAAAACCCTAAAGGGCACACAAGATACAACTAGCACAAGCACCGACAAACTTACCGAGGCACAAAAGAAACAAGCCGCCGCAACAGCAAAAGCCAAAGCCGCAGCTAAACAACTAGCCCAAGAACTGCTAACACTTAAAGACGCCCTACGCGATCAAATGGCCGCAGCGCTTGAAAAAGCTAACGGCATATTAGAAGAAGCACAAAAGAAATTCGACAATTACGCCAAATCAGTATCCGAATCTGTAACAGCGTCTTACAACTTTGGCAACGCGCAACAAACAGCAACCGAAAACGCAAAAGCATTAGCCGACGCGATAGACAAGGTAGGACTAGCTCAAAGCGACGTTACAAAAGCAACAGCAGCCGTTACAAAAGCTCAAGCCGCCTACAACAAAGCATATTTAAGAGGCGAGCCCGACAATATAGCGGCGACTTACGCAGATTTAACGGCAGCCACCGACGATTACAACGCAGCTACGAGGAAACTAGTTGAGTCTCAAGACGCATTGACAGCCGCGCAACAAACCCCCAAAACCTTTTTAGGCAACCTAAAAGAACAGGCTAAAAAAGTAGCCAACTTTGGCGTACTTATTAACCGCCTAATTGCTGGCGGCTTAAACGAAACCAACCTACAGCAAGTACTAAACGCAGGCGTAGACGCCGGCACACTCATAGCAGAAGAACTACTAAACGGTGCCGGCAACATCATCGAAGCCAACAAACTAACCGAAGGCCTACAAGATGCAGCCGATAAAGTCGGCCAAAACAGCGCCAAGAAATTTTACGCTACGGGCGTACTTGCAGGCGCAAACTTAGTAGCCGGAATACAAGCCGTCATAGACACCTACACAATAAGCCTAGACGGAATAAAGACCGCCGGCGGCGTAGCAAACCTTACAACCGGCTTTACAAACGCCAGTAACGCCGTCTTTGCAAACAACGGCGCAGCTGCCGCACCCGCTATCGACCTTTCTAACTTTGACTTTAGTAACTTTGACTTTTCAGGTATTGACCTATCAGGCTTTAGCGTCGGCGGCTTAGCCACACTTGCCGCCGGTGGCATAGTTACCGGGCCAACTCTTGCGATGATCGGCGAAGGCAACGGCCCCGAAGCCGTCATACCTTTAGACCGTCTAGGCGAATTTGGCGGCGGCGGTACAAACGTCACCATTCAAGTAAACGGCGGCGATCCCAACGCTGTAGTAGCAGCCCTACGTACATACATGCGTCAAAACGGATCTATACCTATTCGGGTAAGCAATAACTACTAATGGGAATACAGAACTACCAAGTTTATTACGTGGTCGGCGGCGTAGAAACAGCTTTAACAAACGTTGTAGGGGTGAACATATCCGTAGGCGTACAACAGCAACTACAGCAAATCAGGGCCAGCACCGCCACTATTAGTGTTCGGTACCCAACTGGCTACGCGTCACCTATTGCCGCTTTAGTATCCGGTACAGAAGTTTTAATACGAAACCTCACACAAACCGACCCATATCTACAGCTCATATATCGCGGCTACATTTCCGACGTAACAGTAAATTACGGTATACCGTACGAAAGCGGAGTAGCAAACGCCGACTACTTGACCATTGAACTAGAAGGCCAGTACGCCCGCTACGGCCGTATGCAAGGCCTCGATTACTACATGGCGGCCGACACAGTAACCGTACAAATGGATAACGCCCGAATAGCTACAGGCGTTTACATGGACTGGCAAGGTTCCGGCACTACTCGAGCCGGCGCAACCACGATTAGTGGCACGTGGGCAGACTGGCTGGCAAAGATAGCGCAAACCTTTAACGCCCGTTTACGTGAAGTAGCTTTTGGCCCCACTAGCCGGGGCGTATTGCTTTTATCTCCGTTTAACGCAGATCAAGGTACGTTAAATTTTGCGTCTAAACCCCTCTCTACGCCCTTTAATCAAAAGCAAATTTACGACCAAATTACGTTTTCTTCAATCGCCGACAACTACTACACCCAAGTTACGGTAGACCCGGAAACGTACGCAATCGCAACAGTAACCAAAGCCGGCGCAACCGTCCCGTACCGCACCTACAGCGTTAATACTCTTAGTTCCTCTACTGGCGCAGCCCTTGACTACGCCAATTACCTTTTAGGCAACTATTCAACGCCGCGCCTAGCGATTACGTCTATTTCGGCTTTAGCCGAAGTACAAAACCCCAACCGCCTAGATAGCGCCGTGTCTTTCGGTACGAGCCTTGTACCGGCGCAACTGCCTTATTACCCCGGTACACAGATAAGCGTAGAATTTCGCGGCACTACCTACGTGTGTGTTATTGAAGGCGTCAGTATGGCAGCAACCCCCGAAGGCGCGCGCTTTACCTTTTACCTATCCGGGGCAGATCTAAACGCGTATTTAATTCTCGACGATGCAACACGCGGCCAACTTGACTACAACAGATTAGGATATTAACTATGGCAACTCAATACACAGGCGGTCTAACCACGGGGCAGGTGCTGACCGCTGCCACCATGAACAGCATTGGCGCTGTTTACGAAACTTTTACGCCAAACTTTCGACCAAGTGCTGGCGTTTGGTTTGTCGCTAATCAGGTTTCAGCCCGATACGGCCGAATAGGAAAACTTGTCTATGGCTCTGCCCAACTTGACATTGTTAGTTTCGGAACCGCATCGGGAAATGTGTTATTTGATTTGCCAATCACAGCCAAATTCGGAAACCCGTACGGCATTGGTTCTGGTCGTGAGGCAAACATTACTGGCAACACTTTTTCTGTAATTAGTTCTGCAACCACAACAGGTCAGATAATTTTTTACAACAACGCCAACACCGCTGGTGGCAACTACAACTATTCGTTCTTTTTTATCTATGAGGCAGCATGAACTTAAACGAACTAGGGCTAGAACCCACAGACAACACAGACATTCTTACTGCAAGAATGAAACACCAACGCGACCAATTACTAATTGCGTCCGATTGGACAATGCACACAGACGCACCAACTGATAAAACCGCATGGGGCAACTACCGCCAAGTTTTGCGGGATTTCCCCGCAACATGGGAACCATCAGAAACCGTTAATTTTCCCGAGCTGCCAACATGAAAAATGGCCTAATTTTATTGGCGTTTTTAATTTCGCTAACCGCTTGCGGCGATCGTGTACGCCTTAATTGCCCGCCAGTAAAAAACAAAGCATTTACAGCAGCAACCGAAAGCACCATAGCCGCAGCAACCACAGCACCACAATACGGCACCGGCGGTAAATGCAGATGAAACCCGACAACAGACACAGCAACGAAGAAATAAAGGCACGTATCGTAATGATCGTGGCCATAGGTTTAACGCTGTCTTTTGTTGGCTCGGTATTTACAATTCTTTACGGCTTGCTGTTTGTGACGCAGCCCGAAAAAATGGCCGAACTAGACGCCGCGCAGATCTCGGTACTTTCGTCAATGTTGCTCACACTCTCCGGCGGCCTAATTGGCTTGTTAGCCGGTAACGGGCTTAAAGACAAACAACCACCACCGCCGGCACCATGACAAGGCCGTACCCTTATTACCCCTCTTTTGACGGCGGTAAAGAGTCGCCCGGCATTGCAAAATTTGTAGAACTAATGGGCAAACGTTGGGGCACCAAATCACTTGGCACCTATGTAGTCCGAAACGCTAAAAATAATTCCAACCCCCCGACATTATCTACGCATGCGACGGGCGCGGCGGCCGACACCCAATATAAGGACGAAGCACAAGCGCGCGTTATATGTGACTGGCTACTAGGTATCTCGATCATTGACGGCAAGACCGTACAACACTCCGAACGCCTCGGCTTAGTCGAGCTTCATTGGTACGCCTACGGTGATTACGGCGCGGGCTGGCGCTGTTCGCGCGGCGAAGGCAAAAGCGGGGTAAAAATTTTTACGGCCACAGATAACGCCGGCAGCTATCAAGGTTCGCCCCGCTGGCACCA